TGAAGTATTACGAACACCTCTAGTTACACCTGTTAAAGTATTTGTAGACACACCAGTATAAGATATTTCTTCTGTCCCTATTTGTATAAAGTTTGTACCAGTGCTAGGAAACTGAGATGCATCTGTTAATACGATTGTAGTCGTAGAAGAATTTATATCACCATTTAAAGTTGTCGTAACTTCGCCTGATACAGTACCACTCCATTGACCTAGACCCCAACCAAAACCTTTAGCTTGAACTGCTGGTCCTACTGTATAATAATGTTGAACTCTAATACCACCTGATGCACTAGCACCAGATCCAGATTCATTTGATGGCATGGTAATAGTAATAGTTGTGCTGGTAGGCACAGTAGTTACCATAAACTTTTTATCATCAAAATCAGAAGCACCAAAGTTAGAATTAGTAATAGTAGAAAAGTTATCTAATAAAACTATGTCTCCTGCTGTAATATTGTGGTCACTTCCAAAAGTTATTGTAACGGTTGGAGAACCATTAGTTGTAGTAAAAGCGTTTGTTAATGTGTTTGTAGATTTGATAGGATGTATGTCATAGAACACACCTCCTGAATATGCGTATAAAATCCTGTTTGTACCAATAATAGAGTATTTTCTACCAGCACTGTTTACAAAATGATGAAGGCCTCTACCAGCTCCTGTTAAATTGTTCTCTCCTAATTGAGACCAACCACCTATTTTTTCTGGTGTACCATATCTAAAACGAACGTTATCACAGTCTACCCATTGTCCTTCAGCTCCTGTAGGTGTGATTTGTTTATTAATACCAGGTTGAAAACCTATTTTTTGTAGCATAGATAATCCTTCTTTAGTAACCTATTTTGATCGGCAAAATAGATTGCATCTAATTTACTGTTTTTAAACACTTTTATAGCATCTTCTACGCTATAAACAAGTGGCTGTCCTGCTAAATTAAAGCTAGTATTTAGCAAAGCTGGACAATTATTCCTTCTTTTAAAAAGCTTTAGTAGCTCAAATAAGGTGCCTTTATCAACAGTTTGCATTCTAGAAGTACCATCTACGTGAGTAATCGCTGGAAATAATTTTGGAGTTTTACAATTAAAATTTATAGTCATGTATGGAGATTCTTTTATAGGTAGTTTTATATAGTGTTTATATAAATCTTCTTTTAAGATTACACCAGCAAAAGGTCTATACCACTCCCTATTTTTAATCTTATTTACGATATCTTTTCCATCTTCTACTCTAGGGTCAAATAAAATACTTCTATGTCCCAAGGCCCGTGGTCCGGTCTCCGGGCTTCCTTCAAAGATAGCAACGCTTCTCTTATCTTCTAACAGCTTACAAACTTCTAAGAGTTCTGACTTATCACCAGGAGCTCTTTTTATTTTATAATAGTGATAAAAGTTATCTTTTACAGGCACAGGTTTTATCTTAGATTTTAACATGGCGGCACCAATAGATATACCAGTATCATCAGCTACAGGTTCAAAGTAAAAGTTTATATTAGGCATTGTTTCTAAATAAAATTGATTAGCTACTACGTTAAGTCCATACCCACCCACTATGCATACATTGTTAATATTTGTTTTCTTTACGTAAGTTTCTATTAGGTTAGCTACTTCTTTTTGAGTTTCTATTTGAACTAGTTTAGCTCTATCTGCATAAGTCTGATAATTTACTTTGGTAATATCTTTAGTTATTTGTTTCTCTTCGTTAAAAAAACATGTTCGTTTATCATTATTGTTTAGATGTATAAACTTACTTGATACAGGAACATTGTTATAGAATAGTCTATCTCTAGCACAAAAATAATTTGCGTTTTTACCATATGCCGAGAGTCCCATTGTCTTTCCATTCTCTAATGGATCTTGACCTATAAGAGTTGTAGCTGCTTCATATACTTTAACTATACCTAAAGTTGATTTTACTGTTGTGCTACATTTATAATACTCTTTAATAGAATCTGTTATTTTTTGTTTATTGTATTCTTGACCAGGAAAATACCAAAAGTTTTTGTATATTGGTTTTATGTTTTTATCACACACATATACTGATTCGCTTTCTCTAGCCATAGGTGTGCCGTTTACAAAAAACATACTACCATTTCTATCAACTACAATCGTTAAGGCTTTGTCAAATCCACTGTTGTAATAAGCAAGTGCAGCATGACAATCATGATGTTTTAGAGAAGAGTAGTTTTCCATTTCAACACCAAACTTCTTACTAATATATGTTTTATAGAAAAACTCTGTAGATATTTCATTATTAGATGGTGTGTGATAAAGTATATGATCTATCTTTCCAAAGTTTAAAGAACTGTATAGCTCTAAAGACTTAAAAGGATTTTTATCTCTCTTTATACCTGTAAGTCTTTCTTCTTTACAAAAGAACTCTATCTTACCGTCGTTGATGCTACAGACAGAACTATCGTGTGCAGTGTTAAAAGCTAAGACTCTCATTGTAAAGAACTCCAAATCTCTAAATCTTTTCTATAAAAATCTTCTAAAACTTTTATATTATCTTTAGATATTTTTACTTTTTCATAATCATCATAAAAATCTACATCTAATTTATTTTTATATTTATAGTATGTAAGTTTCCAAACAATATTTAAATTAAACTGTTCATTAATCCAATCTATAAATTTATAACTAAGTCCTTTTTCGAACTTCCACATTTTAGTTTTGGGTCCAATAAATTTATACTGTGGGGTAAAAAAGTTATTGTGATAGCAATGAGTTGTTTGTTGTTCTTTAATATAGTGTAATAAACTTTCTTTGGTTTTAAATATATCTGTTATAGTTTTTTGTTTAACTTTCCTTGCAAAGAAGTCGTAACTTGCTACAGATACAAATCTATCTATTGGATCTCTTATAACAATAAAGGTAGGTATGTCTTCAAAGTTATACAATGTTTCATAATAAGGATAGGTTAACAACTCTTCTATAATAGAGTTCTTATAAAAATTTCTAGATTGTTCAAAGTGAACTTTATACCCGTTGTTGTCAAACAAGTTAGATATGTATCTACCTCCTGTTCTAGGAACGTGTATGTGGTATATTTTTGTTTGTTCTTTCTCTATTAGCATTTATCCTTTTATGTACAGTCTTCTATTTATAGAATACCTAACAGCTTTTTTAGTTTTTGATATTACTTTATTAACCTTATGATATTCATAAGATGGAAATATTAAACAAGAATTGTGTTTTAGATTAGGCATATAATCGTATTTAGTAAAAACTAATTGACCTCCATTATACTTTTCAACATTCATAAGGTATAGAAAAGTTAACACAGAAAAATCATTGTGGTTTTGATAACTAGCTCCGTTGTAATACTTTTGAACAAAAGTCGTATCTTGATTTGTCAATGGAAGATAATTTAAGAATGGATTTAAATCACCATTATATTTTAATCTAAAGTGTTTTGATGTGTAATTTAAGATTGTGCTTTTACTTCTATCCTTGTCGTAAATTCTATCTATGCAAAAAGGCTCGGTGTTATTTTTTATCTTTAAATTTTTATGATGATCATCAGCGTCGTATACTTCTGTCAAAGAAGTAAGTTCCGTGATCATTGATTCAAGTTTAGTTTTGCTAAACACATTATATATAATGGTATGGTAGAAAGGATGTTGTAAATATTTAATTTTCATTTCCTTAAGAATACCGACAAAGTAAATCTAAACTTAGGACCTTTTATAGATTGAGGTCTTATAGTGTGGGGTATGTGACCATCAAACAGTATTATACGACCAGGTTTATATACAGAAGCAAACTCTATTTTACTTAAGTCTTTGCTATTATAAAAAAAAGTTTCACCATAGAAACCATCCTCCCAATTTAAATTAACATAGTATAAAGCTCCAATTAAATTTTCATGAGTGTGTATGTAATGAACATCATCAGACTTAACTAAATTTAATTCTATAATGCTTATCTTCTTTTCATCAAACTTAAAGTTTTTAGATTTACTAAAACAGTTTTTAATGTAAGGAAATAGCCCACAGTTTTTTAAGTCTTGTAAACTCCATTTACTATGTAGGTTCTTTGTATATCTTTCTAGCTCTTGAGTATCTTCCCATCCTAATTTAAATATAGATTTTGTACAAAATTTATAAACTTTGTTTCTTGTTACGTAATCTACAGTGTCATCAAATATTTCTATTTTCATCTTTTTCACCAGGTTCTGGAGATTTTCTTGCAAAACTAGATGGCAAACCCACATGAGGTCTGCTATCATAAAGATCAGTTTTGGAAGAAACACGGTTGTAATGTAAAAAAACTTGAACACATTCTTTCCCTTTAAATTTATTTCTCCAGTGTTCTAGTATACATCCTTTGTATATTAACATGTCCCCAGGATCTAGATCTATTCTAACTCCTTTCTTTCCTTTCTTTCCTGATGGTTCTAAATAAATAGGCCATTTAGATCCACCTAAATTTAAAGTTGTAGATATCTCACAACTAAATCTATCAGTATGTCTTTTTAATTCATCACCTTTTACATATACTCTCATATACGAATTGTTAGGTTGCAGTTTTATACCAGTTGTTTTCTCCATTAAAGATTGTAGTTTTAACAACAAAGTATCTCCAGCTACATCTCCATACAAACAGAAAGTATCTTTACCAGTTTGACCATCGCCCATCTCACCAAACGTGTGATCTTTATCAGATATAAACTTAAGGTCTCTAAAAGTTAAAAGAACTTGTTTTCTTATTAAGAAATAATTAAATAAAAATTCTGCTATGTCTTTAGATATAGCTTTTTTTATTACTGCATAACCTTTTGTTTTAAAACTCATACGTCTTTGATCACCTCTTTTGGTCCTGCTTGTATATTAAAATGTATAAATCTAAAAGGATCCAAACCAAGATCAACTGCAAATCCATGTGTAACATATCCTGGAAAGATAATTAAGTCACCAGGTTTAGGTTTGTAATGTATTAGCTCTGATCCATAAAATATTTCATCATTTGATTTAAGTTTTAATTTAGTCATTACAGCCCCTTGTCTAGGGTCCATAAAATATGGGTAAGAAGTTTTATCGCTACATTTTAAAAAGTAAAAACCAGATACGTTTTGAGACCAATGAGTGTGAGCCGAATGATTACCACCACCTTTTCTAGAAAACTCTTGTATCCACATTTCTGTAAAATATATTTTATACAAAGACATATCGAAACCTTGCCAATCTAAAAACTCCCAAGCTTTACTTCCAACGTAATCTCTAAAGTTTATAAAGTCAGGATCTTTTAAAAGACTTGTAGAATGATAAGAACTAAACTTATCCTTTGTTTCTTTAATGTAATCTTTTTTTAACTCTCTTGCTTTTAATACATAAGAGTCAGAAGCTTTATCTAGTTTTTTTAAAAACTCTGGTTTATTTTCTACCCATATAGGTGTTGAAAAGAATTCAGTAATATTCATTTAAAAGGTCTCCCTAAGTTCCACATTACCAAAGAATATCTTGTCCCACTAGTTACAGGTTTGACTCTGTGCCAAACATATGAAGGGAACACAACTATAGAACCCTTTGGCTGTATTTCTGTACATATTTCTGTTTTACTTTCTTTTATAGGTGAATTTCTTCTAAAGTCAAATTCAAGTTCTCCACCTTTGTATTTACTAGGATCTGTTAACTGACAGATAACAGATATTTTTCTTATCTTACCATGCATGTTTGGATTGTTTGGTAAGTTATAAGGTTCATCAAACATATCAAAGTGCCAATTATAAAACTGTCCTTTTTTGTATTTAGTAAATTGACACGTTTCTGATCTATCAAATTCAAAATTCCAACCTGCGTTTTTATTGGCTTCATAAACATAAGGATGTAT